CTCTGAAATTAATATGTCCGATGATGTTGATCAGTGGAAAAATGAATCATTGTCTACAGATGAAAAATTACTCGTTAAAAGATGTCTTGGCTTTTTTGCTGGAAGTGAGTCCTTGGTTGGCAATAACTTACTACTTACTGTCGCGAAATGGGTAACTGACCCTGAATGTCGTCAATACATCTTAAGACAAGCTTACGAAGAATCTCTTCACAACTGGACGGTTGTAACTTGCTGCGATTCTTATTCTTTGAAAGTCTCTGACGTATATGAAGCTTATAATAATATACCGTCAATTAAGGCTAAAGACGATTTCTTAATGAGTATAACTTCTGACGTTAACAGGCAAGATTTTACCACTAAATCAGCGGACGGCAAAAAAGAGTTTTTAAGGAATTTAGTAACCTATTACATAGTATGTGAAGGAACATTTTTCTTTAGCGGGTTTGCTATGCTTTTAGCTTTGGGAAGACAAAATAAACTTCCCGGATTGTCAGATCAAATTAGATACACATTAAGAGACGAAAGCCTACATATCCAATTTGGAACATACCTTATTAATACTATAAAAGAGCAATACCCTTCGATTTGGACTAAAAAATTCGAAGAGGAAACTGTAGAGCATATCAAAAAAGCAGTAGAGCTTGAAATTAAATATGCTCACGATGTTCTTCCTCGTGGAATTCTTGGGTTAAATGCAGATATGTTCGTAGACTATATGCAATATATAGGCAACAGGAGACTCGAAGGCATTGGGATTGATTACCGTTTCGATAGCGACAATAATCCCTTCCCTTGGTTATCTGAGGTGGTAGACACCGGAGCAATGACAAATTTCTTTGAAAGAAAAGTCAAAGACTACCAAAGCTCTGGCGTATTAGAGGACGATTTTTAAATTGAAGACGCTATTTATAGTTCCGTCTTGCGTCAACTTTGACCCGTCAATCGAGCTAGATTACAGCCCCGTAAGAAGCCTGTACAGTGCCTCTGAGCGATTTGATCAGCTTATTGAATCTATTTCCAGTATAAGACAATATTGCCCGTCTTCCGACATTATAGTGTCGGAATGCTCTAACTTGTCAGATGAAGAAATAAAAAAAATTAAAAGTAAAGCGGATTATCTTATAACGCCCTCCCAAGATAACGATTATATTTTTAATTTTTTTAAAAATCATCCCAATAAAAGTCACGCAGAATCATTCCTCTTGCTTAAAACCTTATTTTATCTAAAAAATATTCAATACCCCTTGTACGATATTTACTTTAAAATGAGTGGTAGATATAAATTAAACAATAAGTTTAATGTTCACAACCACGTTAATCATGAATTCAACTGCAAAAAACACAATACTTTTGAAGACGGCATTTTTACCACCTTGTTTTCCTTTAACAAAAGTTTTTTTGACTTATTCGTAGATTCACTCTTAGCTACTCATTCTTTTACTACCAATAATTATCCTCCGTATGTAGGCTTTTCCCTCGAAACTAATATGCTTTACGGTCTACACGACAGAATGAACTTTCTTGACGAACTCGGTGTTGAGGGTAATTTTGGTCCTGACGGTGAATTTCATAGCGAATAAATCATGGAACCTAAAAATTTAATAAATAAAGACTTAGATATTCAATCCCTTAAAGAAGAGTATCAAAAAGAAAAATTTATTGTTATAAAAAACTTTCTGCAAATTGAGGAGGCAGAAAAGTTAAGCACATATTATAACGAAAAAGTTCCCGCTGATTGGTGGTCGTGGATGTTTTTGCCTGATCCTGATTTGGGTCTAGAAAATTGGTCTACAAACGTATATCCCGAAGATGGAAGCAAAAGTTTGCAAAAACTTATAGCCACTAAAAGAGATTTTTTAAATAAAATATACAAAGAAAACCGAGGTTTTTCTTATATATATCAAAGAGTTTTTTTTGGTAGTCATTACCCCAGTTGCCTCTGTGAAGAATGTGTTTTTCGTAAATCTTTCCTAGAAAACTCCCCTATGGTAGATTTTTTAAACGAAATCAGTGGATACGAAGATTTAAAACCCGGAGAGCTTTTTGCGAGCAGGTATGGGCTAGGAGATTATAACGGTCCCCACAACGATAACTCCAAGGGAAGAGTCACTATTGTCCTTAATTTATCTAAAAACTGGCTTCCTCAAGATGGGGGTTTGTTTTTTGGAATGGAAGAGGATTATTGTACCGTTAAACACGTAGAAGTACCCACATTCAATAGTTTGGTAATTTTTGATGTAAGCGATGGCGGTATGCCTCATTTAGTTAATCACGTTACAAACCCCGACAAAAAACGTACCGCAATCACCGGATGGTACGAATAAGAGCCAAAAAAATCTTTTTCATATTAAATATTGGAGGGAATCCGCACATCAATCAGAGCCTCTCTCTGCTATATAATATTTAGTTCTTCTATCCTTAATAAATCCTTCGTCAAATAAGTATTGCATCACTGAATCTATTTCTTTTTCAGCAATGCATTTTGAATTGTTGTATATAAAAACAGTATCATGCCTCCAGTTGCCGTCTTCACAGAGGTAAACTTTAACTCTATAGGGAGCCATTAATAACTCATACATCTACATAAAATTACACTTTATTAAATTAAAAATAATATATTTTATTAAAAAATAAACAGTTCAATATTTTTAAGTGTATATACTTATATGCAAGTAGATTTTCAGTTTTTTATCAATGTGATAATTGGTATTTTTACTTTTTTTGGAAGTTGGATACTTAAGACTATTTGGGAGAAAACAAACACAAACGCTAATCATATAGATGAACTGCGCGATCACCACGAGGACGACCTAAAAGAAACTCGACAAAAAATAAACGATCTTGCATTAAGCTTACCCGAAAAATACGTAAATAAAGGCGACTTTGAAAACTTGGTTAAAGTTGTTCATCATCGGTTTGATCGCATCGAAGAAAAACTTGATAGACTTCAAAAATAAGCTTCCCAAAAAAGTATAATTCCTGCATAATAAGCGGGTGAAATATTTTATTGTCAGTGACTTCTTTATTGAAGATTTCGTAGGCGGTGCAGCGCTTAATGACGAAGAAATTTTAAAGATATTTCTCAAAAACGGTCAGGACATAGAGAAAATCAAGAGTGAAGAAGTCTCTATAGACTTTCTAGAGAAAAATTCGCAAGCTTTTTATATTGTTTCTAATTTTCTTCATATACCGGAAGACTCGTTAGAAAAGCTAAAAACACTTAATTACCTCATATATGCTCACGATTATAAATTCGTAAGGCACATGAACCCTGCGGCGTACGAAGATTTTAAGGTTCCCGAAGAAGACTTAATCTATGTAGATTTTTATCAAAAATCTAAAGCTGTTATTTGCCAGAGTAAGCTTCAAGAAAGAATACATAACGAAAACATCAAGGAGCTAAATACGATTAATTTTTCCGGAAATTTATGGTCAGAAGAGACTCTCTCGTTGCTTGAATCTCTTTCTCAAAAAGACAAAAAACCAATTGTTTCGGTAGTAAAGTCGAGGTGGCCTCAAAAAGGTGTCCCTGAAGCTATATCTTTTTGTATAGAAGAAAATTATGATTATGATCTCGTTTATGATGATGATTATTATAGGTTTTTATGGAAGCTATCCGAAAATCAAGCCCTAGCTTTTTACCCTTTAACACCTGAAACCTGCTCTAGAGTGACGTTAGAATGTAAAATGATGAACATGAAAGTGTTTATAACTAAACTTGTAGGCGCTTCCCATGAGCCTTGGTTTGAAAAGCACGGGGTTGAGTTAATAAATTTAATGAGAGAAAAGAAAAATGAAATTTACGATATTCTCCTTAAGATATCTTCCTAATAAATGACTGATTATAAATACATTTGTGGCAACGCTTTTAAAAGCATGTGCCAGTATTCGGTGGGCAAATACACAGACGCAAGAACACATGATTTTAATTTTTCAATTAAGGAAAATTTAGACAATGATACTGTATTTATCAAAACCGAATATGTAGGAAACTTTTTTCACTATGTAGATATACAAAAGCCATTTCATATAATCACCCACAATTCAGATATTCCTATTGATGAAAGATTCTCTAAGTTTTTAGAGGACGAGCGCGTTCTTAGCTGGAAAGGTCAGAACATAAATATAGAACACGCCAAAGTTACACCTATCCCAATAGGACTAGCTAATCCAAAATGGTCACACGGTAATCCTGAAATTTTTACTAAAATTAGAAATGAATTAATAAATGGAGAAATAAAAAAAGATAAACTTTTTTACACCAACTTCGACATTTACACTAATTTACAAGAACGGCAAACTTGCTTAAGAGAAACAGGCTTTAAATTAGAGCCTAAATTAGATTTTGAATCGTATCTCCGAGAAGTAGCTCGGTCTTACTTTATAGTTTCTCCTGATGGGAATGGTATAGATTGCCATAAACACTGGGAAGCATTATATTTAAATTCCATTCCTATAGTTTCTAGTGGAATAAATGTTAATTATTTTAAAAATAAACAAATTCCTTTTCTCATCTTAGATTCATGGAGTGAACTTAATAACATCAAACTATCACCAGAACTACACGAAAAAATATGGGGCAACTTCGACAGCGACACCCTATTATTTGATAATTATCTTATGAATTTACAAATTGGAGAATTTTAATGATTAATGTAGATAAAATTATAGTTTTACATTATAAACCGCTCGTAAACAGAAAAACTCTTTTCAGCGCATTCTTAAAACAGCATGACTTAGAGTGCAGTTGGATAGATAGAGAGCCAAAAAAAACTGATATAAAAAAATTATACAAATTTTCGGAAGAAGATTGGAAAAATAAAATTCAACCGGAAAACTTTGCTCCTCGTAAATTAAGAGACAGTGAAATATCTCTTTTATTTAAACATTATCTAGCTCTCAAAAAAATTGTTAGAGAAAAAATAAATACCACCCTCTTGTTAGAGGACGACGTTTTGTTTACCGACAACTTTACTGAAATATTTAATAAAAATTTAGAATCTACCCCAGAAGATTGGGACTACATTTTTCCCGGTAGTGGATGTGATCTCAGAATACCTAAAGCTAAACTAGAAGAAGGAAAAATTGCATATTTAAAAAACCATCCCGCTACTAAATGCACTGACTCAATCATAATAAAATTAGATGCAGCAAAAAAAATATTAAAAACCTTTAATTCTTGGACTTTACCTGCCGATTGGGAATACAATTATCAACTATTCAAACATGACATGAACGTCTACTGGTGGGAACCTCCGGTCTTTGTTCAAGGTTCTCAAAGTGGAATATATAAATCTGCAATACAGTGAAAATAGCTTTTTACTCTCCTCACTTATGCTTGCGAGGTACTACCGTCGCAATGTATGACTATGCCTTTTACAATCAAACCCTATTAGGTAACGAATCGTGCATAATATATTCTAGCCAAGACCATCGCAATAGCGATAGCGCTATTGAAAAATTTAACGACTCTTTCAGTGAAATATACGCTTTAGAAAATGAAAAAAAGTTAGACGAAGTATTAACTCAAAGTAAAGCTGATGCAGTTTATATTTTAAAGGCTGGCAAAAATGATGAACGCCAATCTTCAGTTTGTAAAAATTTAATACATTGCACGGGACTAGAGTCTGAACCGCACGGACATGTATACGCTTATGTTTCAAAATGGTTAAGTGAAAAATGTTCACAAGGCAAACTTCCTTTTGTACCGCATATAGTCGATCTACCTAAACAGGACGGAAATCTGAGAAATGATCTAGGTATACCTGATTCAGCTTTGGTCTTTGGCAGGAATGGAGGGAGAGACACTTGGAGTCTACCGTTTGTCAATCATGTAATATCTGAGGTACTTAAAAGAAGAGACGATATTTATTTTATATTTCAGAATACTGAAAAGTTCATTGATCACGAAAGAGTATTTTTCATAGAAAGTACCGCCAGAATGCATTATAAAACTAAATTTATAAACACCTGCGATGCTATGATTCATGCCCGACTAGAAGGTGAAAGCTTCGGATTAGCTTGCGGAGAGTTTTCTTTAAGAAACAAGCCTGTAATAACTTGGTCTGGTTCTAACGAAAAAAATCATATAGAAACTTTAGGCGACAAAGCTTTTCTTTATGAAAACTCAATAGACTTACTAAGTATATTTTTAGAATTCAAAAAGCAACCAGCGAAAGATTGGAATTGTTATAAAGATTTTTCTCCTGAAAAAGTCATGAAAAAATTTAATGAAATTTTCTTAAAGCAAGATGCATAGAATTAAATCACTAGCTGGCTTTGGTTTTCAGCCACAATATATATTAGATATAGGAGCCAATGTGGGGAGCTGGACCGATCAAATGGCTTTTTATTTTCCGGATTCTCATTTTTTGATGGTAGAGGCCAACTTAAAACACAGTAACGCTTTACAAAGTATTTGCGATAAACACCCCAAGGCAGAATTCTGCATTGAGCTGCTAAGTGAAACTTCTAAAGATTGTAATTACCATACCTTAAAAAACGCTTCCGCCGATAATCTCGAAACTGGCAACTCTATATTTAAAGAAAAAACTAAACACTATTCTGATTCCAATACAGAAATTAAAATATTAAAATCTAAAACCTTGGACAATCTTCTAGAAGAAAAAAATATTAATAAAGTAGATTTAATAAAATTAGATGTTCAAGGCGCTGAAATATCAGTGTTAAAAGGAGCTTCCGACACACTTAAAAATGCCACATTTTGCCTACTAGAAGTTCAGCTTCAGCAATGGAACGAAGAGGCTCCACTGTTCTCGGAGGTTATTGAGTTTATGGATGAAAATGATTTTTCAGTTTTTGATTTTATAGATAAAAATTTAGTTTCAGACTACACTGTTTCTATTGATGTTTTATTTAAAAAGAAAAATAATAAATTTACCTGTCCGAACATTTCTAAATGAGTTTTATTTATAATCATATAAAAATAAATGAAGAAAAATTAAAAGTGGGAGTCTATTGTCCCGCTTTCGATTGTGATCCTTTATACATAGAATATAATAAAAAAGTTTTTAATCATTTTGGAATTAATATTAACTATGTTACATCTGGGTCAAGACATGGGGAAATATTAAACACTCTGTCTCGTGAAGAAAACGTTGATTATCTTTGTTTTGTTGATGTGGATGCTATACCTTTGTCTCCTAATGTTCTGGAAACCCTAATAGGTAGAATCTATAATAAAAATGCAATAATAGGAATAGAACAAACCAGTAATAATCATAGGCATGAAGCTGACAAACTAATCGCCCTTTCTCACGCTATCAAAAGAGGAGAAGATATATCTAAACATATAAGCCCCGCCAACAACGATAAAAACTTAACTAATCATGAAGAAACATATGCTGGCCCCGCTTTCTTCCTAATAGCTAAAGAAACCTATAAAACCCTAGGAGAGCCATCTTATTTAGAAACCTACAGAAGCGACTGTGGGGAAGAGCTTTCTTACGTAGCTCGCGAAAAAGGGTTCGAAGTAAAATATATTCACTTCTCTCATTGCGTTCAGCCTCAATGGCATCTAAAAGAAAATATTAAATTTGGTATAGGAAGCTCGTATGAAGATTTAGTTTATCATAATTTTCAATCGAGAGCGTCAACTTCACTAGACATGTTTATAGAAAAATGTAAAGAAGTATTAAATTAAAAATGAGTAAATGTTTAGTAACAGGAGGGTGCGGCTTCATCGGCAGTAACTTAGTTGATGAGTTAATTAAACTTGGAAATGAGGTTCATGTTATAGATGACCTCTCGGCTTCTTGTAATGATGATTTTTACTTTAATTCAAAGGCTTCATGGTCAAAAATTAGCGTCTGTAATTCGGAGAAGGTAGAAAATGATTTCAAGCAATTTAAACCGGATTACGTTTTTCATCTTGCCGCCTATTCAAGAATCCAAGTGGCTATGAAAAACCCTTTGTCTACCTGCGATGTTAATTTTACAGCTACAGCCTCATTACTTCAGCTATGCGCTAAATATAAAGTAAAAAGATTTGTGCTTTCCTCAACATCTTCTATATATGGGTTAAAAAATCAAATACCCCTCTCAGAAGATATGCCCGCTGACTGTTTAAATATTTACTCAACAACTAAATATAGCGCAGAACAGTTATGTAAAATGTATTATAAATTATTTAACGTTCCGACTGTTATATTTAGATACTTTAATGTTTATGGACCCCGCGAGCCACTAAAAGGGGTTTACGCTCCGGTAGTGGGCCTTTTCTTGAAACAATTTAAAGAAGGTAAACCAATGACTATTGTTGGAGATGGCTCTCAAACTAGAGATTTTACTCACGTAAAAGATGTGGTTAAAGCCAATATTGCAGCCGTTAAAAATGATAAAGAAGAGATATTTGGTCAAGTTTTTAATGTTGGAACGGGCGTTAATTACTCAGTTTTAGACTTAGCTAAAAACATAGGAGGAGATTATCAATTTATAGATAACCGAGAGGGAGAAGCTAAAGATACGCTTGCAGACATTTCTAAAATTAAAAGTCTTTTAAATTGGGAACCCTGCGGAAACATTATGAAATACATCAATTCTAACAAATGAGTAAAAAAATTTTAATAACTGGCATCTTAGGGCAAGATGGGGCAAACATGGCAGAACTTTTGCTTTCTAAAGCAAATAATTTTGAAATATATGGAATGATGCGTCGTTCTGCTGTTCCTAATTTTAAAAATATTGAAAATATTAAAAACCACCCCAGCTTTAATATAGTAAATGGTGATTTAACTGATGAAGTAAGTATAAATGAATTAGTAAAGAAAATTCAACCAGATTACTTCATCAACTTTGCGGCAAATAGTTTTGTTGGATGTTCTTGGGATATGCCCATGCAAGTTTTTGATGTTAATGCTATGGGTGTAATACGAGCCTTAGAGGCTATAAGAAAATTTAAACCGGATTGCAGGTTTTATAGCGCAGGAAGTAGTGAGGAATTTGGTGACGTTGATTTTGCGCCGCAAAACTTAACCCACCCTATGAAGCCCAGAAGCCCTTACGGAGCTTCAAAATGCGCCGCTAGGCATATCGTAAAAGTATACAGAGAATCTTACGATTTGTACGCAATACATGGAGTTTTATTTAATCATGAAGGAACGAAGCGCGGAGAAGAATTTGTAACCCGTAAAATATCGAAAGGAGTTGCTCAAATTCACAATCAATTACGCAGTATTAACGCTTGGAAATCTAATGGGTCCGACGATTTTCCGCCTCAAGTTACTCCCATTGAGCTAGGATACTTAGACTCTAAAAGAGATTGGAGTGACAGTATGGACTTCATGGAGGGTATTTGGCTAATGCTAAATCAACAAGAGCCTAAAGAATATCTTTTAGCAAGCGGAGAAACACACTCTATAAGAGAGTTCATTGAAAAAGCTTTTAATATTGCTAATATTACAGGGCAGTGGGAAGGCGAAGGTCAAGAGGAAAAATTTATACATAATTATAAAGACAAAAAAATTGTTTTAGTAAAAATTAATCCTAAATATTTTAGGCCCGCCGAGGTTAATTTACTCCTTGGAGACCCGACTGACGCCATACAAAAATTAGGCTGGAAACCCCAGAAAAGCTTTGACAAATTAGTAGAAAGCATGGTAAAGTTGGACCTCGATGAAATCCAAAAAGCGTCCTAAATTTTCTCTAAATAAATTACTTTACAATAATAAAGGACAAAAGCCTAATATCCGAAATCAAGGTGAATTTTTGATCTGGAATTTCATTCCCCAAGCGAAAGACTTCACAAATAAAGAGTGGATTAGAGAAAAAGGTCTAGCTAAAAAGATAATAACTGAAGATTATAAAGAATTTAAATTTGATTTTTGGCTTCAATTTAGCTTACCCTTTCCAATTCCTAGTTTAGCTTATTTTCGCAAGTCTGCGGTTAAAAACGAAATTAAAAATGAGTACTATAAATTTTTAGTACTTAAGAAAATTGATTTTAACCCTGAAAAGAAATACGATTACACTATACCAAAGAACGAAAAAATATCAAAATATAAAGCCCCCAACAATAGTAAATTTAATTTTTTTAAAGATGAAAAGAAAAAAAAGTAGCGAATCTGTATTAACTCCAGAAGAGCAAATAGAAGCTTATCTAGAGAATAACAAAGGAGATCATTATAACTTTGAAGAAGAAAGAAGTTATGCAGTGTCCAGTGGAAGTCTATTACTAGATATTGAAATGGGCGGAGGTATAGGACCCGGCATTATAAGAGCCTCCGGAATAACTGAGGGAGGTAAAACTTCATGCGCCTTGTCTTTTGCAAAGAACTTCCAAAAACAGGAGAATAGCAAAGTTATATACATAAAGTCTGAAGGTCGTTTGACGGAAGAAATGATTTCCAGAGCTGGCCTCGACACCGATAAAAAGAAATGGTTTGTTTATAAAAGTAATACCTACGAATCCGTCATCAACTTATTAAGAGAGCTTGTCCACAATAATGATACTAAAAGAAAATATATGTTCATTATTGATTCTATGGATTCCTTAGTGCCTAAAGCTGATTTAGAAAAATCGCCCGAAGAAGCTAATAAAGTTGCTGGAGGAGCGCTTCTAAGCTCCGACTTCCTTAGAAAAATGGCTTTATCAATGACATCTAAAGGTCATGTATGTTATTTAATCTCTCAAGTTCGATCTAAGGTTTCTATAAATCCTTATGAAAAGTCTGACGCTAGAGTCACTAACGCTTCAGGAGGTAATGCTCTTTTGCATTATAGCGATTGGATTCTAGAGTTCCAAGAAAGGTATAAAGCCGATATCATTTTTGACAAAGATGGAAAAACTCCAATAGGCCACTGGTGCAAGGTTATATTCAAGAAAACCCCTAATGAAAAAACTGGAGTGATAGTTAAATATCCCATCAAGTACGGCAGAAAAGAAGGTAAAAGTATATGGGTAGAAGCCGAAGTAGCTGATATGATGTTACAATTTGATATGGCTAAGAAAAGTGGCGCATGGGTATCCATATCTGAAGAGCTTATAGAGGAAGTAAAAAAAGAAACGGGAGAAGAAATGAAAAACCAACATCAAGGTTTTGATAATCTTAGAAAGTACTTTGAAGAAAATGATAAGATAGGTAAATATATTTTTAACAAATTTAGAGAAGTCCTAAAAAAGTCATGAGACTTTATAATATATACGGGAAACTACAAAAGAAAAATGTTAGACCATATCTAATAGATTGGGACGGTAAATCTCGCTCTAAAATACAATTTTCAGTAAAGCAATTTCTTAAGACCTTTTGGAAAACCCAAATGGTTTATGAAGAATTTCCCGTTTATGGCACTAAAATGAAAGTAGACATTCTTAATGCTACAAAAAAAATAGCCATAGAGGTAAACGGAGGACAACATAATTCTTTTAATAAATTTTTTCATGCAAATTCCAGAGCCAATTACCTTAAATCTATAAAAAGAGACATGGAAAAAAGCGAATGGCTAGAAAAAAATGATTTCACATTAGTTGAAATAGAAGAGGCCGAAGTTAAAAATATCTCAAAAGAGTTTTTTAAAAGTAAATTTGGTATAACATTATGATTGATTGCATATATGTAATAGCTTTAGAAGAAAACCTCGTTAAAAAAAGAGAGGAAATTATAGAAAGAGTAAATTCTCTTAAAATAGACTCTCAGCAATTAGTGTTGTTTAAAGCTGTTAACGGCTTTGATCCGAAGGTTGATTTTCAGTGGAGTTTATTTAACTGGAAGTTGGAAAATTCAGATAACTCTTGGTGGAATAGAGACATGAAACCCGGAGAAATTGGCTGCGCTTTGTCTCATTTATCAATCTGGAAACATGCATATTCTTTAAATTATAAAAAAATTATTATTTTAGAAGAAGACTTTAAACCTATAAAGCAAATCGATCCAAATTTAATAAATGAACTTGATCAGAATGATTGGGACTTTTGTTACTTAGGCAGGAATAAGATAAAAGAAGACCAAAGTGAAGTATCTAATAATTTAGTGATTCCCGGATACTCTTACAATCTACACGCTTACATGCTATCGGATTCTGGGATTAAAAATTTATTACAATTTTCTTTTGAAAATAAAATAATGCCAGTTGATGAGTTTATTCCCGCTACTTTCTGCGATCACCCTAGACAAGATTTAAATTTTATTTGGAAAGACACCAAAGCATTTTCATTTAAAGAGGACTACATAGGTCAATCTAGCACCAACACGGTAAGCTCTACAGAAAATTTAGAAAAAATAGTAAGTCCTCCCTCACAAATAAAAAACATTTCCAACTGGGATGAATGGAAAAGTAGGTATATAAATCCTGCCATGCTAGCAAAAGATTACGACTTAATCGTAGAAGAGCCTGTCGCAGATGTAGCTCACTTCCCAATATTTACTAATAAATTTTGCGAGGAATTAATAGAAATGGCCGAAGAGGCTAATAAATGGACTGAAGGTAGACATGACTATTACCCCACTCACGATGTATTGCTTTCGTCTTTAGGGTTTGATGAAATTTATAGAAAAGTCTTGTCGGAATTTCTTTACCCATTAGCAGCTCACTACTACAAATTAGACGGGGGAAGATGGTTAAAATTAAATGCCGAGAATTTTATTATTAAATATTCTATGGAGAAGCAAGGATTTTTGTCTTTACATCATGACCAAAGCGTGTTAAGCTCGGTGCTTACTTTGAATGAGGATTTTGAAGGAGGTGGAACCTTCTTTTATCGCCAACAAAAAACCATAATTGGTAAAACTGGCGAAATGTCTCTCCACCCCGGAATGATTTCCCACAGGCACGGAGCCAAACCCATCTCTAGCGGAACACGCTATGTCTTGGTGTCGTTTTTAAATTTACCTTAATATGAGCAGCAAACTATACAGAAGTGAACTAGAAAGGGAAACGCTTTACTCGCTATTAAAACATCCTAAAATTTATATAGAAAATCAATCTTGGATTAATCGAGAGAGTTTTCATCACCCCACTCATAAACAAATTTTTGACGTTTTTAAAATTCAAGTTTTAAACGGAGGCTCCACTGACCCTGTTGTTATCGGTGAAAAATGTATTGAAGCAGGAGTCTTTGATAAAGACGGTGTAAACATAAAAGATTACATTAATAATATTGATCTTTTCAAAATTTCCCCCGAAGGAGCCAAAGAACTAGTTAATGACCTTTCTTTTAATCATGTTTTACGCAAAGCAGAAGATAAAATTTCTAAAATCCAAACTAAAATTTACTCTTCAGCTTCTGGGGATGACAAAGCTCAAACAATTCAAGAATTACAAGAAATTAGTAATGAAATAATCTTACCTAGTGACGAAGATACTCGTCCTAAAAAAATCTATTCAGGGTATAAGAAAACGCTAAGAGATAGAGTTGATAATCCCGTGGAGCTAATGGGCTACGCTACGCCATTCCCTACGTTTAACACTATGTACGGTGGCTTTGAACCTAAAATGACATATGTTTTCGTAGGAAGAGGTGGCATCGGAAAAAGTACCATTTTACATTACTTTTCTAATCACCTATGTAAAGACCACAACTTACCCACTTTAATTCTTGACACTGAAATGGCTGAAGAATTCGTAAAAGACCGATTCTTCGCGATGGAAACTAAAATTCCTAATTACGCCATTAGAACTGGCAAAGTTAAATTTAATCCAGAACTTTCTTTAAAGTTTGACGAAGAGGTAGAGAAAATAAATGAAGATATGCCTTTGTATATTAAACACATACCGGAAGAAGGTATTGAGGAAATAAGGCAAATAATTTTAGAGTGGTACTACAATGAAGTAGGAGAAGGAAACCCCTGCGTAGTAACTTTTGATTACTTAAAATGTAACTCTAAGATGCTCAAGAATAACTGGGCCGAACATCAAGCTCTTGGAGAACTAATAGATCATCTCGATAAAATATGCACTAAAATTAATGCTATATTGCTAACGGCCATTCAAGCTAACAGAAAAGGTGATTCTTTCAACAGGTCATCAACCGAAGTTACTGATGACAGCACAATCATTGCAGACTCTGACCGAATACAAAGATACGCCTCTTTTATTGCTGAAATTAGAATAAAAACTCCTGACGAAATTGTGCTTGATGAAGGCATTACCGCTGAAGAGGCAGAGGATGTCTTCCAAAATATAAATACGATAGGATTCAATCAGTTAAGATTTGGAACGCATAAAATGATCGTGTTTAAAGGGCGCAGCCAAGGTGAAAATGCGCCCGGAGCGTTGGATTTAGTATCTCGCCTCATGCCTAATGGTACATATAGGCTAGACAGAAATTATTTCAACCTTCATTACAATAACTTTGAAATCAGAGAGAAAGGTACTTTAAGAGAAATTACCACTCACGCGGAAAACAGACTAATGTTGGATGACATGAATCCCGCTGACGAAGAGGAGCTTATTTAGAATGAATGTCAAAGAAGTACTCGGAGACCTTGGGTTAAAAGGATTGAAAGACTACAACCGTAACTTTCGTTATGGTCAAAAACTTCATTTAACAATAGATAAGAAAACTGGTAATTGGTACAATTATAAAACTAATTCCGGAGGCCCTTTAGCCTACTTAGTAAAAGAAGTTTTAAATGTAAACTTCGAGGAAGCAAAAAAGTGGCTAAAAGAGCGTCACAACTTTACCCAACTTGCTTCTGAAAAAACTGAAATTTACGATACTCTAAATTGCCCAGAATTTTTTAATAAAGCATTGCTTACTAAACTTTTACCTAATCATCAATATTGGGAAAAAAGAGGGATATCCGATTCTACATTAGCTTTTTTTAGAGGCGGCGTAGTCTCTTCAGGAAAAATGGCAAACAGATATGTTTTCCCCGTATTTAACTATCAAGAAAAAATTGTAGGATTTACCGGAAGATCGATTAACGATCATAAAATAAAATGGTTCCATAGAGGCAACACTTCAAAATGGGTTTATCCAGCATTTTTTAACTTAAAATACCTAATGGAAAGCAAAGAGGTAATATTCGTTGAAGGCATAGGAGATATGCTCAAACTATGGGATTGCGGAATTAAGAATACAATGGTAAGCTTTGGTCTAAATGTAAATAACTCCATCCTAAATTTCTTGTTTAAGGTTCGACCCAAAAAAATATATATCTCCTTCGATAACGACGACTCTAATGCTGGCAAAAACGCAGCAGAAAGAGTAAAGAAAAAACTTTTAAATCATTTTGATGAAGATAAAATACAAATCGCCCTAGCCTCTGGTAAGGATTTTGGGGAAATGTCTTGCGAGCAAATAGAAAATTGGTATAAAAAAATAAAATCGTAAAAATGAGAACTTGCTTTATAGATTCCACTAAATTAGGAGAAGAGCGCTCTTTCTGCACTTATTACGGAGGCACAGGAGTTTTTTCTAACGAAGAAGTAGATAAAATAAAAAAAACCGGAGATTCACTCACAAACGAGACAGCTAAAACTTTCGGACAAGGTGATCAAGGCGAAAATAGAAAAGGCTCAGTTGCTTGGCTCCCTTTAAATGAATCAAATAAATGGATTTACTCTAGACTTTTATCTATAACCGAAGAAGCAAATAACAGTCTTTGGAAATTTGACTTAACTGGGTTTTGGGAAGATTGTCAATACACCACTTATGAAGCTTCATCAAAAAAAGATGGAGACTTTTATGATTATCATTTAGATATAGACGGCTCGTATGGCGTTCAGCGTAAAATAAGCATTGTCGTTCAACTTTCAGATCAAGAAGACTACGAGGGAGGAGAACTTGAATTAAAAACTAGCAAAAACTCGTACGTTGCGGATAAATCAAAAGGCTCTATTTTGCTTTTTCCCTCTTTCTGTTTACATAAAGTACATCCCGTTACCAAAGGCAAAAGGAACTCCTTAGTATTGTGGGTCTCCGGAATGCCATTTAAATAATGAGTAAAGAACAAATACTTTCGGCCTCTAAGATAAAGACTTTCGAGTCTTGCTCTTGGAAATACTGGTGCAATTACCACCTTAAACTGCCTCAAGAAAATAATGATGGAGCCAGAAGAGGAACGGTATGCCACCTAATTTTTGAACTTTTAGTAAAAGCTAGACACAAAAAACATTTCGATTTAATTATGGAAGCTCAAACCCTAGACGCTTCCCCCGCAGTAAAACGTTTAGTCAAAAAATCTCTAGTAAAAGAAGAGGGTTATTCTGAAGAAAACTACTTGCTCTGCGAAGAGATGATATTAGTTGGGCTTGATAATGATTTTTATGGAGCTAAGGGAGAAGTTAATTCACCAGAGAAAGAGTTCCTTTTGGAAAGCGAAAGCCCAAAATATAAAATTAGAGGATTCATCGATAAGCCAGTTGAATATAATAAAAAATTAAAAATTGTAGATTATAAATCTAGCAAAAGTAAATTTAATAAGAACGAGCTAAAGTCAAACGTGCAAGCTATGGCCTATACATTAGCAGCACAAACGATATGGCCTAAACTAAAAAATGTTATTGTAGAATTCTTGTTCTTGCGTTTTCCTAAAAGCCCTTCTCAACAAATAAGGTTTACTAAAGAGCAACTCTCCGGATTTGAATATTATTTAGAACATATATACACAATAATCAATAACTTCACAGAAAGTGATGCGAAAAGTAATTTAGCCTCCACCAAACCAATGCCAAAAAGAGACGAAGGCTTTTGCGGCCCTCTGAATTGCGGTTTTGCAAAATATAAAGGGCAACTCAAGAAGGACGGTACTTTAATGTGGCATTGCCCTTTTAAATTTGACTTTGAATATTACTCTTTAATAGACGCAGATGGCAATTTACTAAAAAACTCTTTTAACAAAGAGGACTTAGATGAGTCTAAAGGAGAAATAAAACATCAATCTTACGGGGGTTGCCCTGCTCACACTCGCCAAGATGACGATTTCGATTTTATGAATTGACATAAAATTATAAGAGTGTTTTAATAAAGTTTCGTGGAAGAAGTATTACCATTTTTTAAATCGCATTACAGCATAGGTAGGTCAATTCTTACTCTAGAAAAACCTGACGATGTTATTTCGGGCGGGCCTGATTCTATAATAAAACTATGCAAGGATAATGACTTAAAAGAATTTCACTTAGTGGAAGACAGCATGAGCGGTTTTCTCCAAGCTTATGTTAATTCCACTGAAAATAAAATTAAATTAAATTTTGGCTTACGCATAAATGTCTGCCATGACCGCTCAAAGAAAGAAGAGTCGGCATTAAAAGAGACATGCAAATTTATTATTTTTGCTAAAAATAAGTCCGGATACGAACGGTTAATTAAAATTTCAACTAAAGCTTCATTAGAGGGTTTTTATTATTACCCCAGAGCAGATTACGAATTGTTGAAAGAGTTCTGGGACGATAAAGATTTAATATTATGCGTCCCTTTTTATGACTCGTTCCTACATAGAAACACTTTAATGGGCTACAACTGTATTCCCGATATCTCCTTCACGAAGCCAGTGTTTTGTATTGAAAATAACTCGTTGCCCTTTGACAGCTTCATTTTGAATCGAGTTAATAAATACTGTAAAGATGAATTTGAAAAAGTGAACATTCAAAGCATCTACTACGCGAACAAAAAAGACTTCAAATCTTATCTTACTTTTAGGTGCATTGACAAAAGAACAACGCTTGATAAACCCAACTTTGATCACATGTGCAGTGATGAATTTTGTTTTGAAAAGTGGCAAGAAAAACAAAACTAATGCATGAAGAAATTTTAACTGACCAAGAGTTAGCTATGGTTACTTCTATAGCCGCTACTAGAACAGCCGTAGCAAGAGGCGCGAACGTCAAGGACGCAAAGATGGGAAAAAAAAGTGGTCTGCAATATGACATAGATGGATTCATCGGAGAGTATGCATTTTGTAAATGGAAAAATATTTTCGTAGATTTAATTCCATCGCCCAGAAGCGGTTCGTATGATTGCTTAATTAAGGGTAAAAGAATAGATGTTAAAACCACCCGACATCAAAAAGGCCGCTTAGTTGCCGTCCTTAAAGACAATCCTGATGTTGACACATACGTGTTGGCCATAATTGATGAAAATATTGTGCGCTTCCCCGGATACGCACACAAAGAAGACTTGTGCCAAAAAGAAAATATTAAAAATTTAGGTCACGGAGACGGATACGCCCTCGATCAAGACCAATTAAAAAAATTTAAGCAAGATGGATGAGCATTTATTAAGATTTGATAAAGAAAAAGAGTTAGTTTTCATTGACTGTGAGACCTTTAACCTCTGTTTACACTCATGCCATAATCTACCTTGGCAAATCGCCATGATTAAGGTAAAAGGGGGCCGTATAATCGATTCTAAGGACTTTTACATCAAATGGGACACTCACCTTAAGATTAGCAAAGAGGCGGCTATAATCACTAAATTTAGCCAATCTAAACTAGACAAGGTTGGCGTTCCTCCAGAAGAAATATTTCCTACCGTAGAAGATTGGTTAGATAATTCTGATCACATTTTAGGTCATAATTTACTTGGCTTTGATATCTACTTAATAAAGTCTTTTTATGATTACATGGGCAAGGATTATTCTCCTTTAGTTAATAAAGTCATAGATACTTTGAGCTTGGGGAGGGGTTTAGCTCACGAAGTTAAATATAATCCTGACGATTGTTTTATGGAGTACCAATACCGGATGATTCATAAATTAAAAAGAGGAGTTAGAACTACGTTAAAAGCTATGGGTGAATCTTTTGATATTCCTCACGACTACGACAAGCTTCACAACGCTTTAGTCGATTTAGAATTAAATGTAAAAGTATGGGATAAGTTAAAATGGAAATTTGAAATATGATTGAAGATATTCCTAATACTTCTGAAAATTTAACTTCTATCAACGAAGATACTCTTGAAAACGGAGTCTTCGAAAAATGGAATAGCTTAAAAAAAGATATTACAATAGGAGTAGTTACGTATAGCCAAAATTATCTCCTTAAAACTCTAATAAATTCTTTTCAAAGCCAAAATTCAGATAACTGGAAAATGGTAATAATACATGACGGGCCGATTAATAAGGATTTATATAGAAGTTTAATTGCTAATAAGTATCTGACCGACGAAAGGGTACTACTCGTAACTTCAGAGGGTAGGTATGATGATTACGGCCATTCTTTAAGAAATATAATCATTCAAAAATATTGCAATACAGATTGGATACTTTTAACGAATGGAGACAACTACTATACCCCTAATTTCATAGAGAATATGACGCATGAAATTGGTAAAGATAAAGATTTAGCTATGGTGGTTTTTCCCTGTATACTTCAAAGAGCGGCTGAAGATAACGATAGATTAAGACAAAACTTTACTAATGCGTCACCTGAAATAAGAGTAGGATTTGTAGATATCGGTCAATTCATAGTTAAACACGAGTTTGCTCGCAAGTTTAAAATTAACCCAACTGCAATAGCAGACGGAGAATTTTGCGTTAACTGCGCGGCTGATATTAAAAAACATGGCAAAAAAATTCACAGAACATATTCCGTAGATTTTGTTCATAACAACTGATGAGTGCGCTTAGTAAAATTAAAAAAATAAATTTACCCCTTCATGGAGTAAGATTACCTTCTTACAACGTTTCCAATGAAGACAAGAGATCGTTTAAGCTTAGTGAAAGCCTAAATAACGAAGAGTTTATTGAAAAAGTATGCCTCAATGCGCTTCAAGCCAAAAATCTTACTTCACCTGAGTATAAAGAAAGATTTGATTATGAGTTTAAAACTTTAAAAGAACTAGGTTTTATAGATTATGTATTATTAGTCTGGGATGTAGTTAATTACTGTAATAGAGAATCTATTCCTACGGGTCTTGGTCGAGGAAGTGCTGCGGGAAGCTTAGTGCTATACTTAATGGACATCACTCGTATTGATCCTGTTAAAAACGAACTCTTTTTTGAGAGATTTGTTTCTAAAATTAGAGCCAAGAAAAAAGAAGTTTCCGGAGTAACCTATCTTGATGGAGCGTTAATGTGTGATGTGGATTTAGATATATGTTATTACAATAGACAAAAAGTCCTCCAATATTTAGCAGATAGATTTTCTGGAAAAACTAGTAAGATTTTAACTCTTAATACGTTAAGCACTAAGCTATTAATCAAAGAATGCGGTAAAATAGCCGCAGCTAAGTCCGAGACTGAAATGAATACTGTATCCTCCATGATACCCAAGGTATTCGGGCAAGTAAAAGACTTAGAAGAAAGCTATGAAGAAGTAGAAGACTTCAAAGATTGGTGCGATGAAAATAAAGAAGTTTATGACATCGCGTTAAAACTTCGAGGCTTAGTTAAAAATAAAGGCGTTCATCCTTCTGCAGTAGCAATTTCTTATGACCCTCTCGAAAAATCTTGTCCTGTAGAGCTTACTTCAGATAAGAAAAGTACAGTAGCTTCTTTTGACATGAATTGGGTTTCTATATCTAATGTTAAATTAGATATTTTAGGATTAAGGGCTGTCTCCGTGGTGGATGACGTATGTAAACAAGTTGGCCTTAAGGTGACTGAAATTGATCTATCTCACGAAAGCATATATCAAAATCTTTACGACCTTAAATCGCCTCATGGGCTTTTTCAAATCGAAGCAGAAACCAACTTTAAAGTTTGCAGAAAAGTTAAGCCAAAAAACTTAGAGGAATTAAGTGCTGTGCTAGCGCTTGCACGACCCGGAGCATTGGCTTTTGTAGATCAATACGCTAACTATACTAATAATGATGTATACGAAGCTATACACCCCTTCTTCGATGACATATTATCTTCAACTGGGGGTGTTGCGTTATATCAAGAGCAATTAATGAAAATGGCTCATAAAATCGGTTTCACGTTGGATGAGGCGGAAATCTTAAGAAGAATTGTTGGCAAGAAAAAGGTTTCTGAAGTAAGAAAATGGAAAAAGAAAATCAAAGATAAAATTGTAGAAAATAGACTTGCTGAAGATGTAGGCGATGTTTTATGGAAAATTTTAGAAGATTCAGCTAATTACTCGTTTAATAAATCCCACTCGATTTCCTATGCTGCGCTTGCGGCAATTACAGTATATTTAAAGTTTAATTACCCCCAACAATTCTTTTTAAGTTTACTTAAGATGACAAGGCATGAGCCTGATCCAATAAATGAAATTTCTAAGATTCATAAAGAGATGGATATTTTTGGGATTCAATTGCTCCCTCCTCACCTTACTAAATCTAAAATGGACTTTAGCCTAGAAGGTAAAGACATTCGCTTTGGACTTCTTTCAATCAAAGGAATTTCAGACAAGTCTATAGAAAAACTAGCTTCGTTCAAACAAGATTATGAATCTAAATTCGATATATTCGAAGCGGCCAAGCAAGCCGGACTAAACATAGGTTCTCTTTGCGCTTTAATTCAAGCGGGAGCGTTAGAAGGAGACTTTGAGCAAAGTAGAACTAAAATAGTTTATGAATCTCAACTATGGAACATTCTTACCCCCAAAGAAAAAGTTGCTTGCCAAAGATTAGGTAAAAAGTTCTCTTACAATTTAGTTGAAATTATTAAATATTTAAAAGATAACCTTGATGAAAAAGGCAAACCTTTCATAAAAGATACTAGGGTAGAAACAATCAGAAAAAAATCTGCGCCTTACGCTAAAATATTTCATATTAATAAAGTTTCTGAATCTTTTGCTAATTGGTATTACGAAAAATTTTTATTAGGTTATACGTACAACAAATCTCTTAAAGATATTTTTGAAAAAGATCATTCAAGTTTAATTTCGGTAAGAACGGCCTGTGAAGTCGCCCTCCAACATAAAGTTAAATTTATCGGCTCTTTAGATGAAGACCCTTATAGCGGGGTTTCTCGATCAGCTAAAAAGAGCAGATACATGAGAATGCAAGTAAGTGATGATTCTGGTTCTATTAAGGTAATGATTTTCAATGAAAAAATGGATGCTTTTAAAAGTAATTACCGAGTAAAAGCTAATGACATAGTGTTAGTATATGGAACTAAATTTGAAGATGTAATTTTTGCTGACGAAATAGTAGTTAAAAGCGAAAAAGTATTTACCAAACTTTCTCAAATAAAAGATTCAGATGACGCTGAACAAATTCTTGACATTTAAATATAAAGCCCATAATATATACCCATGCTAAGTTTCTTTAAGGCAAATCCTAAAAACAGCGGAACAGCTTGTTCGTTCTGGCTTAACAGTAAAGACGGTTCATTTTGGTGCAGTTTGTTAAAGCAAGCTTCTTGGGACCACGCTAAAAAAAGAGGGTCTTTTGCCGCCAATCGCGACACTAATAAACACGCTAGAGTAAAATTTAACGTGACTGAAATATGTGGTTTTATAGAAGTTATTAAAAATAACATTCAATTAAAAGACGCTGGCGTTAGTGGATACCATTCGAGTCAAAAACAAGTAGTTAAGTTTAGCTTTTCTCCTATGACCTCAAAAGACGGAAGAAGTGGATTTGTTTTATTCGTATCCAAAGAGGAGAAAGAGGACTCCACCAACCAAGTAGAATTTAAAATAGGCTTCAGCAAAGCAGAAGCGCGTTCATTACTAATTTATTTTGACGAAATGGTAAGAAAAAGTTTTAAATCTTTTGGAGAAAGCGATCAAGAAGATTCAACCGATTCTAATGCTTATTCTGCGCCTCAAAAACCTAATAAGCCCAAACAACAAGAAGAAGAATCTGAAAACTTTGACTTTTAATGTCTAGAAAAAAAGTTTTAATCCAAAGCGATTTTTCTTTACTTAAAACAGGTTTTGCAAAAAACGCTAAGATAATTCTTACTCACCTGTATAAAACAGGCAAGTATGATATCGTTCATTATTGCTGCGGTCTTTCCGAAAAGCATCCCGACCTACCGCGTACCCCGTGGAAATCTGTAGGATGTCTACCTGCTTCTAGCGAAAAAATAGCTCAAATAGAAAAAGACCCTACTATTAATAAAATAGCAGCTTACGGTGCTTATTATCTAGATGATGTTATTGAGGCTGAAAAGCCAGACGTTTATATTGCCATCCAAGACATATGGGGCGTAGATTTCGCAGTAAATAGGAAATGGTTCAATAAAATTACCTCGGCTATTTGGACTACGTTAGACTCTCTTCCGATACTACCAACAGCGATAGAAACTGCTAAAAAAGTTAAAAACTATTGGGTTTGGAGTAACTTTGCTACTAAAGAATTAAATAAAATGGGTTATGAAAACGTGCAGACTACGCACGGTGCATTAGAAAGCAAAGATTTTTTCCGCCTTTCTGACTCCCAGAGAAAAGCATTAAGAAAAAGCAACAACATAAACGAAGAAGATTTTATTATAGGTTTCGTATTCAGAAATCAGCTAAGAAAATCTGTACCTAATCTACTTCAAGGCTTCAAAAAGTTCAAAGAAACCAACCCTGAAAGCAATGCGAAACTTTTACTGCATACGCACATGGAAGAAGGGTGGCCTATTCTATCTTTAGCAAAAGAGCAAAATATTGCCAAAGAGGATATACTAGTTACTCACGTCTGCTCTAACTGCAAAAAATTTGTTGTTAAGCCTTACGAGGGCCAAAACAAAAAATGCGATCTTTGTGGGTCGGAAAATTCTTTAAATTCAACCTCGGTCTCTATGGGCGTAGATGAGGCGCAGTTAAATGAAGTATACAACCTAATGGATGTATATTGCCATCCTTTTACTTCCGGAGGGCAAGAAATACCAATTCAAGAAGCTAAATTAACAGAGCTAATTACTTTAGTAACGGATTATAGCTGCGGAGCCGAGATGTGCGAACCAGAAGCTTGTTCTCTACCACTTGAATGGTCTGAATACAGAGAATTTGGCAGTAATTTTATTAAAGCTTCAACTAACCCTGATTCAATCGCTGACCAGCTTGCGAAAGTTTATTCAATGCCCGAAGCTGATAAATCTAAAATGGGTAAAGAAGCTAGGAAATGGGTTATAGACAATTTTTCTATTGATGTAATCGGCAAGAAATTGGAAGATTTTATAGACTCGTCACCTAAAATTGAAGAAAAAGACTACCCCACTCTAGAAAAATGTGACCCCGATGCTATAGTACCTAGCGTTACAAGCCCTAAAGTCGAAAGCGACAGTGCGTGGATAAAGCTTTTGTACAAATTAATCTTAAAAACAGAAGTTGACGACGATGACGAAGGATTAAAGTATTGGCTTGCTGAAATAAAGAAGGAAGTTCCCCACTCTGCTATTGAAAAATATTTCCGGCAAGTTGCGTTGAAGGATAACGCAAAAAAAGAAGATAATAAATTCAAAGATATCCTTGATAAAGACGATGAAGGTAAGAGGATTTTGTTTGTGATACCCAACGATCCTATAGATGTTTTCTCCTGTACGGCTTTGTTTAAAAGTATAACAGACAGTTATGAAAATTATAACTTATATGTAGCCACTCAACCTGAATTTAAAAGTATTTTAGAAGGAAACGAATACGTTCATAAAATTATAACTTATGAAGAGTATCATAATAACTCTCAACAAATAGAAGAGAAAAAATATTTTAATGTAGTGTATACCCCGAAGTTAAATAACGTTAACTTCCATCATTTTAATAAAGATGTCACTAACTACGATGTTTCAAAATGAATTTTTTAGAAAATTACGCTTTATCATGCAACTTAAAGGTTGATAAACCTACTATAAGGGACTCCTACTACCCTATTCTTTATGATAATTATGTAGTTTTCGATACATCATCTGTTGACCCACTTTTTGTTTATGAGCATTGGCAAAAAGTTTTAAATTTAATTTGCGAACCGCTTGGCGCAAAAAACATTTATTTAGTTCAAGTAGGGACGGCAGACAATCCTAGTTTAGAAAACATACACAGGACAAATGGTACTGCCAGCTTCAACCAAATGTCTTTTATTTTAAAAAAAGCGAAGCTCTTGGTGTCCGGAAACTCCTTTTCTTTGCATTTAGCCGCTTCATTGGGCGTAGATCACATTTCTTTGACTCGAAACGACGAATCCACCCCATTTTCCCCTTACTGGCTAAACGGTAAGCGAGAATTTGTTGGTAAAAAAGACGAAGTTTTTAACCGCAGACATATAAACCAAATCCCTCCTGAACAAGTAGCAAAAGCAATATGTGAAATTTTGGATTGTGATTTTGATTTTCCATTTAAAACTGTTTTTATTGGCGACAAAAACAAGGATGGCATGGAATTTGTAGAAACCGTACCCAATCAGTCGGTAAACCTATCATCTATGGGCGTTTCCTCAATTATCTTCAGAATGGACCTTTTTTATGATGAAGAATACCTACAAAAACAATTTCAACAAGGTAAATGCACTGTAGTAACTAATAGAAGGATAAATTTTAAAATATTAGAAAATTATAAATCTAACCTTGCGGAAGTAGTATATTTAATTGAAAAAGATAATGACGATGAAGAATTTTGTCGTTTTTGTGTTAGCTTGGGGGTTCCGGTTATATTAATATCAACCCTCTCTGAGAAAGATACTAATCACAAAAAATTAATGTACATGGAAATAGGTAATATTTTACGTCAGCCCTCTCATTTCAAGACTAAAAAGAAAATTTCAAAGATATCTGACCTTAGTAAATGCGTTTATCTTTCTAATAAATATACGTTAAGCAACGGTAAAATATTTACCAGTGAAGCCAGTTGGAAAAACAATAAACAAGCTAAATCAAAGAAGTCCGTTCAACATATTTACGCAGATGACAACGACTTTTGGAAGAATTTAGACACTTATTGGATTCTTGAACAAACTTCTTGACTTAAAAAAATAATTCAGATATAGTAAACGGCATGAGGAAAAAGAAAGCAGAATTACCCGAACTAGGCGTCACACGTAATTCCGGTGGTTTGATTAACGACGGATCAGTCGATTACCATTTCACAGAAGACGGAATGATTGATTGGCGTAAAATGGTTAAGGATTGCTATCTTTACCCAAACCCCAGCAAAAATCTCACTGAAACAGATATATCTAAGCTAGATGATCGTGACTTGTGCATTCTCTTAGGAGGCTTGAAAGAATTAGCTCAAATCAGAGGCTACACCAGCGTAGACTACGAGGTGGTCGCCCCTTCTCCAGATTGTGTTATTGCTACGTGCAAAATTACTTGGACTCCTAATTATGAAACCGAAAATAAAGAGGTAACTTTTTCTGCAATCGGTGATTCATCGCTCAACAACACTTCTGGTATTGGAGGAGTTTACTATTTAGCGTCAACCGCAGAAAATAGAGCGTTCGCTCGATGCATTCGTAGCTTTTTGAGGATTAACGTTGTCTCTAGAGAAGAACTCGCGAAAGGCTTCTTGAAGGCTAAAACTGAAAGCTCCTCTTCAACAGTAAGTGCTGGCTCATCATCTCCCGCCAGCCTACTAGAAGCTACAATGAAGAAGAAGGGGCTATCTTTCTCTCAACTAAAATCTAAGTTAGTTGATGAAGGCGTTTCCGGAGCAGAAGAAATGAGTTCTGTAAACGATATTCCAAACGATAAAATCTTCGAGTTGATCGATAGAATTAAAAAGGCTAAAGCAAAAGCTGCTTAGTAAGCCTCCACTCAACCCTATACATAAAACTAGCTCTATGAATCAAAAGATTCTACACAATAAACTTGCGTACTTAAAAAAGTTAGACCTTTTCAAAAACATTAAGTCTTTCGAAAGTTTCGAGGCGCTCGAACAAGGTATAGCTAGCTTAAATGAAAATGATTTAGAACCTCACACTAAAAAACGCCTTAAATCTATTTGCATTAAAAGAGGCGAAGAAGCGTACAGGAAAGCTCTCCAAGGAGCTTTAAACAATCTTACGGGAGCCATAGGTGAAGTTATAGCCGCTGGCTATCTTAACTTAAACGGAGATAAAGATATCTACCCCAGTGAAAGAATTTCCAATAAGATTAAACGTAATTATAAAATGGCCACTGGCAAACGAGACGCTGGTGTTGACATTTGCTCCGTAGACGCCCAATCAAAAAAGCATAAAGCAGTTCAAGTTAAATGGTTTAGTGAAGGAGAAAATAAAATTGTACCAATCTCTAAGCTCGCTACTGCCTTTAGCGACTCAGAAAACTTTCCTCACCGGACTATAATCACAAACGCTAAAGATATTTCAAAATCTCTAAAAAACAAGAATAGGTTAACTGTTGTAAATAGAATAAGACTTAAAAATTATTTCACTAAAACTAATTTAAAAAAGCTATATAAGTTAATTAAACGCTCTAAGAATCCCATTCCACCCAAATTTGATCCTTTGCCTCATCAAGCTAAAGCTATTGAGGATTGCCTAAAGGGTTTTAAAGGCAATTCTAGAGGTCAACTTATAATGGCTTGCGGGACCGGAAAAACTCTTACATCTATGTGGGTAGCTAAAGCAGTAGGAGCTAAAAAAATTGTGATTTTTGTTCCCTCTATTTCTTTAGCTGGTCAACTTATGAAAGAATGGTGGTATCATGGCCAATTCAGCGATGATTTCCCCTTTATTACAGTATGCTCTGACCCCAGTGTGGCTCACGAGTTAGATGGAATGGAATATCAACTAGCTGAACTTGATTATCCAGTTACAACCGACGCTAAAGAACTCAAAAAAGCCCTTAAATCAAGCAAGCAACATGTAGTAATTTGCACATATCATTCTGCCTCCATACTAAAAGAAGCTGGTCTTGAATTTGACTTTGGCTACTTTGATGAAGCTCACCGAACTACGGGAAATCATGGCGATAGTTTTTCTTTTGCTCTTAGTGATCGTAATATAAAAATTAGCAAAAGGCTTTTTGGAACCGCAACTCCAAAATTCATTAATGGTGAAACCACCAGCCGTGTCAACTCAATGGAAAATGAAGCAATTTATGGCCCTGTTTTTCATCACTTAGGATTTAGTCAAGCTGTAGAGCAAAAGTTAATTGTTCCTGTAAAGATTATTACCTGTCACATTAGCTCACAAGAGCTAAGTAGAGAGTTAGTAAAAATGGGAATTACTGAAGTAAATAATGTTGGTAACGTGAGAACATCTTGGCTTGCAAACCTCTTTGCTTTCAAAAAAGCCTTGGAAAAATTTAATCTTAAAAAGACATTTGCTTATACAAGTACAATTAAAGCTGCAAAAGAACTTGCCTTTAACGATTCTCTCGGCATTGAATCATTTATTCCAAATACAGAGTCATTTCATGTTAATGGACAAATGCCTTCTAATGACCGAAGCAATGAAGTTGATCATTTTTCAAATTCAACAAGAGCCGTGATGACAAATGTTCGCTGCTTAGTTGAAGGAGTAGATTTACCTGCAGTTGACTGCGTAGCCTTTTTTCAACCCAGAAAAAGCGTAGTTGACATTGTTCAAGCAGTTGGTCGAGCAATGCGTAAAAGTGGAAATAAAAAATGCGGTTATATTTTTGTCCCTCTTTACGTCGAAAAAGGTAAAAGCGAGTCGTTAGAAGAAGCGATGGCTGAACAAACATCATATAAAATTTTAGTTGATGTAATCACAGCTATGGCAGAGCATAACGACGCTTTAAGAGAAAAATTAACCACTATCCAAAGGATTCAAGCTATTGATGAAGACGACCCAGAAGAACCTGTCGAGAAAATTTTACAAGACGAATTTGAAGTTATTGGCGCGGAAGAAGTGGACATTAATTTACTAAAAGATTCTATCAGTGTAGAATTATTAAGATTATTTAGTAACAGCAGAAAGGAAGCTTGGGATAGATTTGTTATAGCAGCAGAGATGCTTTATAAAAAATATGGACATTGCAACACAACTCATAGACATCTAAAAGACGGAGGAGAAGTCTCACGAATCGACGATTCTATTATTAATAGCAGATATCTAAAGGCCATGCGTAAAGCTCGACGAGATTATAAAAATAACAACTTATCATCTGAAGAAATAAAATTATTAGAAAATTTTAATATTGATTGGAAATCTGATAAAGAATACGAGTTTGAAGTTTGGAAAAACAAAAAAGACCTTTGGAAAAAAGAAAGAGCAAGCGGTAAACGTATTTCAAGAACAGCGGAAGGTTGGGCTACTCACCAAATTAACGCCTTAAAAGACGGTAAAATAAAAAAAGACGACCACAAGTGGAAACTTCTCAAAGAAATAGGTTTTTTTGATCCCCATTTTAATACCGGAGGTTTTTTAACCAACAAAAAACATCAAAATGAAATATTAAAGTACGTAGATAAATATGGTCATGCGAGAAAAAACACCTCAACCATGACCGCATCTCAAGAAACTACGTGCAATACTATTATCGCTAAATACTCTAAGACACAAGCTCAAAAAGAGTGTCCTGAAGTTGATTTTGGAAACCCAGCAGGATCACTTTTGTCTGAAGAAGATATTAAATTTTATGAGTCTTTACCCTTTTGGTCTTGGGAACCAGAAAAGCAATTATTCAGAGAGAAGCTTGAGCTTTTAAAAAAATGGATAGACTCTAATCCCGGTCAAAAATGTGTTGATGGAATCAAGATAGATAATCCTTTTCCATTCAGCTTGAGTAGAGGGAAAGCGGGGGATAGTAAAAAATTTGCTTTAGGTAAATTTCAAAGCTATCACGTAAGAAAGCTTCGAAGCAATGAATTAAAAGATTGGCAAGTAGAACTAATAGTTGAAGTATTTGGAAATACTGAAAATTTTTTAAAATTAGTGCTAACACGAGAAGAAGCAGGGAAGAAGTGTAATAATTTCACACCTGAAGAAGATAAAATAATTAAAGAAAATTGCTCTAAAATAAGTGACAAAAAATTATCTGAAACTCTTTTAAAAAGACACTCTCATGGAGCGGTATGTGGTAGAAGAAGAAAGCTTGGAATACGTAAAGCTCGCAATGGACATACTGGCGGCGAAGGAAAGGGCAATCCCATAATTAGCTAAATAACCGACTCAAAATGATCAACAAGTTTATCATTATTGGTGAAGCAAGAAGCGGCACAACATCGCTTAATGAAATATTCAACAACGGACTTTATAACCCAAAAAACAAAGAAGTCCGACCAACTTTAGCAGAACCATTCAACGTTCTATTTAAAAAGTTTGATGAGTGGGATAATGGCCGATATGTTTATAATTATGTTCACGGAGAAAATGGCTTCTTTTCTCGTTTACCGGAAAGAACGCGGGATTACATAAATCCAATAAGATCAGGAACTTTCTGCATAACCAGCCACGCAGAAACTCCCCAGTATGTATTTGATGATGTTATCGACTTATCTTTTAAAGATAATTATGGAATTAAAGAGTTGACTAGGGGAAAATTTTTTTGTGAAAAGTTGTTAAAAGCCTCTAATAGATACGGCTACAAGTACATCCACTTAGTGCGTCAAAATTTGTTGGCTATGGCTATATCTTTTTCGTTATCTCGCCAACATCAAGTATGGAATATTCCCCCTAGTTGGCCAAAAGCAAAAGAGCGCAAAGAGAGTCAGGTAAATAAAGTAAAAAACTTTCCAATAGAGCCTTTAGACATAAAAGACTTAGAAGCTCATGTAACACGTTTGACTCAAAGAAAAAAAATTTTCGAAGAGAAGAAAAATGAAAACTGGATTACAGTATATTTTAAAAATTTATACTCGCACGATCACGACGAAAGGTACGATCAGTTCTCAAAAATATCTGATTTTTTAAACATAGACTTTCGGTTGAAAACATTTACCAAAAATGTAGATCATCATGATTTGATAGATTTGTTTTTCGGTGAAAGTAAGAGAACGACTCAAGACTATGTATACGACAAAATACCAAACCTTAAAGAGATATTGAGTCACTTCAACTACACAAAAGAACAATTGACTGAAAGAATTTAAATAACTCTTTAATCACCACATCTTTCATTACATACTGCTAGGCATTCTTCAAAATCAGGAACCGGATAAATCTTGTGTTTTTCTAAAAGTAATTTCCTGCTTTCTTCGGGGCCTACGCTTGTACTAACCGAGGGAGTTCTTTTAAAATAATGATGAGTTACTAAATTCGGTATTTCATGCATCTCGACTCCCTCTTTGTACCTGAGTTCCCACCACTTCATTATGTCTTCGTAAGCTTTAAAGTCTTCTCTGAAAAATTTTCCGTTTTCTGGTATTAAACTGGCGTGGAATAAAGTTGCCCACCAAGCGAATTTTAAGTGGATTGAAACTTCATAGCTTTGAATTACTTGCGATGTGTCTCTGTTTCTAAAAATTTTATAACCGCTGTAAACAAATTTGGAATTTAGCCTTTCCATCTCTGGATATAAGCTCAAACGATCCGGCCCCATCTCATCGTCTGCATCCATTCCGCAGATTATGGGATAATCTTTTTCGTATTGCTTCGCGATCTTTAACGCTCTATTTTTGGCCATTCCTACCGAATAAGCTTTTGGTAATTTTTTAGTTACATAAAAATCATAACTTAAATTTGGCGTTATTCTTTGAAGCTCTTCTTCTGTATGGTCTGTACTACCGTCATCAATAAAGATGAGTATCCAATTTTTATTTTTAAATATTTTATCAACGCTCTCTAAGCAACGTTTTAAGAAGTACGCGCAATTGTGGGAAGTAATGACTACTTGATATCTCTCTTTTATTTCCATTTTTGTATTGGACATTTTTCAGTTTTTAACCACAATTTACCTTTACTGCAACCACATCCTTCATGATTACATTTTCCCATTCCTAATCTAGCTTTTTCATCCCAGAAAGTACAGCTTCTGCAAATCTCAAGTCTTTGGTCGAATTCGGACTTAGTAACTGTTTCAAATCCTGATTTAATCCATTTTGCTGTAGCTTTAGCAAAATTTTTACTCATTTGCTTTATTGTGGGGGGTTTTGGCTGATTTTTTAAGTTCTCGGCCAAGTTTTGAGCTAAAGCTGGATAAACTATTTCGGGGCTGGGAGATGGCTTTCCGGTCCTTTCTATTACAAGCCTATTCTTTTCTTGAATTCCCCTGAAATAAATAACTAATTGTTTTTCGGAAGCTGTAGCGGTCCATATTTTTGGATTGGGAGTAAAAGAATTTTTATTTTTTGTTATTTTTAACTCTCCGATGCCACCTTTTATTATTATGGGATTTTCATCAGTGGCTTCTTCTAATTCTGAATCAAACAATTCTGCTATTAAACAATTATTTTTAAGCAGTTCGTCTTTTTGATGACAAAAATTTAAAAAAATGTTTTGTTTTATTTTTTCAAACTCACTCATAATTAAGCTGTGCTATCCGTCAACGTCCAAGTTCCATCAGGTAGTATAGTTATCACTCCTACTAATCTTTCTACACTTCCGCACTCACTTTTAATATCCGCATCATCTGGATTTGGACCCCCTAATATATTAGGACACCTAGTCTCAGTAGGAGCAGACATAGTACACTCGCCACCTCCCATTATCGCTCTATTTATTACTACATCATCTGTTTTGTCTTTTTTGTCTTCGTGTACCCACAGTTTATACTTAACAGTATTATACATATAGCCTCTACGTCCGTATATATTAATTTCATAGGTACTTCCTGCGGGAGGAGTAGATGCTTTAATTTTAAATCCTGACCAAGCTCCGTAATCCTCTAAATTTATATCAAAAATTTCAGGCACTCTTCCTGAAAAAGAACCGTTATACCAGCATTGTAAATTAGTGCTTCCATACCAACTCATATGTTCGCACCCCGCAGTGTTTTCCCCCCAGCCTTGAAATATCCCATTTACTTGAAATGCACTCATTCCAGCTATTTCGTCTATTCCGTTGATAAACTCTGGAGGGCATTCTTTAGAACCAGCAACTTCCCTAGCGGGGCCGTTGGGTCCGTTTTTACAGCACTGACCTTCTACACATATTTCTCCGTTGTCGTCTCTAGTTTTCCACGGAGTAGTTGCGGTAAATAAAGGCCACTGGCCTTTTGTAAGTCTGGTTCCTCGAAGGTTAGTGCATTTACTGGAAGGACCCCATTCAGGCACTGAAGGCTTACCGGGTCTTCTTCTGAAATAATAAGAGGCTATAAGCGCAATGTTAAATTCTAAATCTTCAGCGACAGGAGCGGGAGCAGGACCACAGCCCACATCTATGGCACACAAGCAAAACCTATTTGTAGTGGGTAAAGATTTTTTAGAAAAGCTATTTGAATTATTAACATTAACTTGTTGCTGCCCATTTCCTTGTTGTGGGTTATTTGCTCCTACCCCTTGGATGCATTCTCCATATTGAGGTTTATCAGGGTCATTTTGATACCAAGTTCCGTTGCCGCTAAGGCCGTAACTATCCCTTGTTGCTTGATCGGCGCACGGATTTATGCATGTGTTAGTAGTTGAGTCACATTTTTTACCACCTCCACATTTCTCGAAATCATTATTTCCTATTCCACAAGGGTATGACATTTCTTATTCCTTTCTCCAACTACTCCAGAAATTAGTGTTTTGATTCATCTGCTCTTGCGTAAACACAGGGAACCTACTTCCCCTTCTACCTTGCCTTATGCCGCTTAACTTAACGGTTACTTTTTCCGGTATGTTACCGCTAAATTTAATATTGAGATATTCTTCTTGCACTTCAATACCGCACAAACAAGGAGACGAAGTTGTATACCCGATTGCATCAATTGAGTTTTCTTCGCAGACGTGAATAAACTCTTGGTCTATTTTGTGGGAAAGAGAAAGTCTGCCGTTGGTGTATATTGTAATAACGTCTTCAAATCTAACTTCAGGCATTTCCACGCAAGTCAATCCAACAAATCTGTCGCTTCCTATACCTTCTACAATAGCGTGTTTATCGGCTGTGTTGTCACCTTTAAGTCCTTTTTCGCCTTTGTCACCTTTTTCTCCTTTTAAGTCGCAATTATCACGAAGGTCACTAATACTTCTTTGCTTAATTACTCCTGCGTCGTGAGTTAACAATACACTGGGGCAACTCCCGAAGTCAGGAATATCACCAACAGTTAATCGGTCTTGCACCGTAACCATGCTAGTCCCCACTTGACCCATGTTAATTACAGCGGCTTCAGTACCAAAGTGAATTGTATCTACCGGATCGTGATTCAATAACTCAACTGTTGCTTGGTCAGAGTCAATGATGCCAGCATCAAGATTAATTGTAGTCGCTAATGTTTGAGCGCCTATTGAAACTTCAGTTGCAGAACGTGCAAAATTTATCGTGGTTGGAGTATTTGTTCCTGATTCTCCTTTATTTAGTAATTCAAAAACTAAGGAATCGCTTGTGATTCCCGTTGCACCCTTGACCTCTAGATATCCTTTTACTACTACATTATCAGTAAATGTATGTTTTACTGAGCCTGTTCCGTAATTAATTGCTGTAGCACTACCACTTCCGAAAGTTATAGTTTGAGGAGTTTCAAGTACGCTAACCGAACTTTGATTCGAATCTATTGTTTCAGCGTTAAGGTTTATGGTTGCCCCCGCACCGTTACCCATAGACAACGCAGTTGCTGAACCCGCGAAGTTAACTGTAGTAGCTGTAGTGTTAAGCAGGTTAAAAGTTGTGCAAGTAGTAGTAATGTCGCATCCATCAACAGCTAAATCTCCTTTTAAGAATGCGTTTCCTTTAACGTAAAAATTTCCTTTTACATGAGTGTCACCATCTATAATTGCGTTACCCTTGAGGTGGGTGTTTCCTTTAACTTCTAGATCGCCCCATATATCTACGTTTCCACTCCCCTCCTTGAAGGTAGCGTTACCTTTGAATAGGTGTTCTGTACTGTTCTGGCCATAATCTATAGTACCCGCTCCTTCTCCAAAATAAATTTCCGTTGGCTGATTTAATAAATTAAAAGCTGTAGCGGTACTTGTTAAATCACCTCCGTTAACTGCTAGATCGCAATTAATTTGCACATCTGTTTGGAATACCGCTGTAGTTGTACAGTCTCCATAAACCGTTAATCCTGTTAATACGCCAACGCCTCCGGCAGTAATTCCCGCATAACCTCCTAATGGTCCCCCGCTCGACGGAATGGTTGAGGTAGTTCCTATGTATATTCCCAGAGGCGAAATGAGGTTTGCGGCAAAGGTACTAACACAATTAAACGAAGCCGCTCCGTTTATTGTTATTGTATCAGCGCAATCATCGCCTAAAGTAGTGTTACCAGTAGCACTGAGGTTACCAGTAATATTGACATCGCCAGTAAATCCTGCCGCGTTTGAGCCAGAAACGGTAAATGTTCCCCCTACTATTGTTTGTCCTAAGTTGGAGGTTCCAGCAGTTAATGCTCCCCCATTTGTATTGATTATATAAGTGCTGCCGTTATTTAAACAATTGTATACATCAGTACAAGTTATAGTACCCGCTTCTCCTTTTTGCCCTTTATCTCCTTTATCTCCTTTATCTCCTTTATCTCCTTTAGCGCCTGTAGCTCCCGTGGCTCCTGTGGCTCCTTTAGCACCCGTAGGTCCTGTAAGGCCTTGGTCTCCTTTTTGTCCTTGTATACCTTGTATGCCTTGTATGCCTTGAGCGCCTTGAGGACCAGCAGCACCCGCAGGACCAGCAGCACCCGCAGGACCAGCAGCACCCGCA